TATTATACCACACCCATATACGAAAAGTCAAGAAAGGAGCGTGATTTCATGGGAATTTTCACCGGACTTTTTAAGTCCAGAGATAAGCCGACCAACAGCTATGATTCGCCGTCCTACACATATTTCTTTGGAAGAGCCAACAGCGGTAAACGTGTCACCGACAGAACAGCCCTGCAGCATATTGCGGTTTATGCCTGCGTGAGGGTTTTGTCGGAGGCAATCGCACAACTGCCGCTTCATGTGTACAAATATAACGAGAAAGGAAAAGAGCGAGTGCCGCAGCATCCGCTCTATTTTTTGCTCCACGATCAGCCAAATCCCGAAATGACATCCTTTGTTTTCCGAGAAACACTGATGTCCCACCTTCTGATTTACGGCAATGCCTATGCACAGATTATCCGAAACGGCAGAGGTGATGTTTTAGGACTATACCCTTTGATGCCGGATAAGATGAAAGTTGACCGTGATGAGAAAAACCGCCTGATATACATTTACAGCCGTTACGATGAAGCAAATCCGAATCTGAAAGAACAGGGCGACATCGTTTTTTATGCCGATGAAGTTCTGCATATTCCCGGACTTGGATTTGATGGTGTGCGCCCAGATAGGGCATAGTGAGAAGTAGAAAGATGGTACTACCATGCAAGACAACGCATGAAATAACCTGTTTTATCGGAAGATGAAAATCGACCGGGAGTATAGCATAACAGGAAAGCGGTAAGTTGATTAAAGATAATTTATCACGACTGAACTGCAACATTAAGTGAATATGAGGATAAACCTGTGTTTGGTTAAGGCAAGTTTCAAGTTTCGGTTAATCCACGACAAGGGAAAGTATCTGACACCTTTGACATGAGTATGAATGGATAAAGCCGTCGTTCATTTAGTTGTCAATAAACTCATGTAACCCGCAGGAGAACCTGTGGTAAAGAAACGAAAGCATATCCGACAATTCACATACCAACTCATTATGTTAACTGGGGATTGCCTAAAACGGAACGCCAAAAGGCTATGTGTAATGCCGAAAGGTGATAAATTCTAAGTGTAAAAAGCAAGGAAGATGACACTGAATATCCGTAAAGGCAACGGAGCGTTCGTAGTAGTCCGAGAGAGTTAATGGCTCTTGCATGGCGAAGGAACGCAGTTGTTATGTACTAAAATGAAAAGAAGTTAGGGAGGAATACCTCAATGACACCAACGATTGAAATTTTAGAAAGAGTAAACAGAAACTCACAAAAAAATAAGGATGAAGTGTTTACAAAATTATACAGATATATGCTTCGTCCAGATATTTACTATGTAGCCTATAAAAATCTATATGCCAATAGTGGAGCATCAACAAGAGGTGTGGACAATGACACGGCTGACGGTTTCGGTGAAAAAAAGATAATGAAAATTATCAATATGCTGCAAACCGAAAGCTATGAGCCGAGTCCGTCAAGACGTGCGTATGTGAATAAAGCAAACGGGAAAAAGCGTCCATTAGGCATACCCACCTTTACCGATAAACTTGTACAGGAAGTTTTGAGAATGATTCTGCAAGCAGTTTATGAGCCTGTTTTTCTGGACTGTTCTCACGGTTTCAGACCGAACAGAAGTTGTCACACCGCTTTGAAATCTATAACAAAAGGTTTCAATGGCATACGTTGGTTTGTAGAGGGAGATATAAAAGGCTGCTTTGATAATATCAATCATGTAAAATTGGTTGAGATTATCAACAGAAAAATCAAGGATGCAAGGTTGATTAAACTGATATGGAAGTTTCTGAAAGCAGGATATATGGAAGATTGGAAGTATAACGCAACCTACAGCGGAACTCCACAGGGCGGAATTGTTTCACCGATATTTGCCAATATATATCTGCATGAGCTTGATAAATTTGTGACCGAACTTGCAAATGAGTTCAACTGCAAGGGAAAGAATTACGCAAGCAAAGAATATGAAGCAGTCAGACACCAAATGAGAAAGTTAAATCCGCTGATTGAACAAGCGGAGGGCGAGGAAAGAGAACTGCTGATAAAGCAGAAAAAAGCAATTCGTTCAAGATTGCTGAAAATCCCCTATAAAGCACAGATTGATAAAAAAATTAAATATGTGCGATATGCTGATGATTTTCTTATCGGAATAAACGGCAGTAAAGAGGACTGCCAGACAATAAAGCAAAGACTGTCAGAATTTATTTGTAATGAGCTCAAAATGGAACTTTCAGAAGAAAAAACCTTGATTACACACAGCAGCAACTATGCAAGATTTTTAGGCTATGATGTGAGAGTACGACGGAATAATGACGTTCGCAAAGCAGGAAATACAACACAGCGAACGTTAAGTCAAACGGCAGAGTTAGCTATTCCGCTGAATGATAAGATTATGAGATTCTTATTTGATAAGAAAGTAATCAATCAAAGTAAGAATGGAGAAATCAAGCCTTGGACACGTCTGGCTCTTACAAGATGCAGTGACCTTGAAATTGTCACAGCTTACAACGCAGAATTAAGGGGAATATGCAACTATTACTCATTGGCAAGCAATTTTGGAAAATTGAACTATTTTGCGTATCTGATGGAATATAGCTGCCTGAAAACCCTTGCTTGTAAGCACAAGACAACAATTGCAAAAATCATAAGGAGAAATAAGGACGGAAAAGGAAAGTGGCGTATCGCCTATAAAAACAAAAAAGGTGACTGCTATTGCTATTTTGCTAATTTTAGTGAATGTAAAGAATCAAGTTTTTCAATAGATGCCATTGATACAACAGCAATGAAACACACAAGAACCAAAACCGTCTTTGAACAAAGGTTAGCTGCGAAAGTCTGTGAATTATGTGGATGCACCGATGCGGAACACTATGATATTCATCATGTCCACAAAGTAAAAGACCTGAAAGGGAAAGAATTTTGGGAACAGGTGATGATTGCCAAAAGGCGAAAAACAATAGTTGTTTGCGAGGAGTGCCATAAAAAAATCCACAGCAAAAGAGTTTCTAATACCAAATAACAATGGAAAGCCGTGTACATCGAGAGGTGTAAGCACGGTTTGGGGAGAGGGATAAGTAAACCTACAATAGAAATATTGCAAGGCGACTTTTCCCTACTCTACCTGGTTGGATATTCGCCGATTGCACTTGCGAAAAATGCAATCGGCATTTCTATTGCCTGCGAGGAATACGGGGCGTCATTTTTCGGAAATGGTGCAAGTCCGTCAGGTGTTTTGGAACACCCCGGAGTGATCAAAAATCCGGAACGTGTGCGTGACGCCTGGCAAAGAGCCTATGGCGGAAGAAATGCTCACAAGGTCGCAGTCCTCGAAGAGGGCATGAAGTTTACCCCCATTGCAATTCCGAATAATGAAGCACAGTTTCTGGAAACACGAAAGTTTCAGATTGAGGAAATTGCAAGAATGTACAGAGTGCCGCTTCATATGATTGGCGACCTTGACCATGCAACATTCAGTAACGTAGAACATCTGTCATTGGATTTCGTCAAATACAGCCTTGACCCTTGGATTGTTCGATGGGAGCAGTCCTTGCAGAAAGCACTTCTTTCTGATTCTGAAAAAGGACAGTATTTCGTGAAGTTCAATGTGGACGGACTTTTGCGTGGCGATTATGCTTCCAGAATGCAGGGCTACGCTACTGCAAGACAAAACGGCTGGATGTCGGCGAATGACATCCGAGAACTTGAAGATATGAATATGCTTTCTGAGGATGAAGGTGGTAACCTGTACCTCGTAAATGGCAGCTTTACAAAACTCGCTGATGCAGGAGCATTTGCAAATCCAAAAAAGGAGGAGAAAACCGAATGAAGAAATTTTGGAACTTTATCCAAAACGAAGATACATCGGAAACTGAGTTACTCTTTAACGGTCCCATTTCAGAAGATACTTGGTGGGGCGATGTGCGCTCGGATAGGGTGTAAGTAAATGTGAAATTGGTAACACACAGAATAGGTAATTCTGTAAGCGACCCAACTAACCGAAAGGCGAAAGCTGATACGGGAACATAGCACGTTGGGGAAGCGGTAAGTTTCTTAAAGGCAATCAAGAACGACTGAACCGCAACGCTAAGCAGATAAGAGGATAAAACTGTATTTGTTGAATGTGAGTTTCAAGTCCCAGTTAACCAATGGTTAAGGAAATTTGCCTGATACCTTAAATATGAATGCGATTTATTATCATCTCCAATAAATTATTGCCTCAATATTCATATGACGTGCAAGAGAACTTGTGCAAACGAAACGAAAGCATATCCGACAATCTGCAACCAGTTATTTACACTAACCGAGGATACCCTAAAGGTCAATGCTGAAAAGCTATGATTTAAGAATCTGAATATGACCCAAGGGTACGGAGTTTCCATAGTAGTCCGAGGACGGTAACACCGTCTGCATGGCGAAGGGAAACAGTTGTTATGGTCAAAAATGAAGAAAGTTAGGGAGGAAAACCTCAATGGCTGAAATGCAACCAACAACCGAAATTTTGACGAGAATAAGCAAAAACTCATTGAACAATAAAGATGAAGTGTTTACACGTCTGTTCAGATATTTATTGCGGGAGGATATATGGTTTGAAGCATACAGAAATCTGTATGCAAATAATGGTGCATCAACAAAAGGTGTAAATGATGACACTGCCGACAGCTTTAGTGAAAGAAAAATACAGAAAATCACAGAACAGCTGAAAAACGGCAAATTTAATCCAACGCCGGTAAGACGCACATATATACAAAAAAAGAATTCTGATAAAATGCGTCCACTTGGTATTCCGACATTTACAGACAAACTTGTACAGGAAGCTGTACGCATGATTTTAGAAGCAGTATATGAACCTATATTTCATGAATGTTCTCATGGTTTCAGACCAAACAGGAGCTGTCATACTGCTTTAAAAAGTCTGCGTATGAAATTCACAGGTGTAAAATGGTTCATAGAGGGTGACATCAAGGGCTGTTTTGACAATATTAACCATGATGTACTGATAGGAATACTGAACAAAAAAATCAAAGACGCAAGATTAATACAGCTTATTCAACAATTTCTGAAAGCAGGCTATCTTGAAGACTGGATATATCACAGGACATACAGCGGTACACCGCAGGGAGGAATCATTTCTCCCATACTGGCAAATATCTATCTGCATGAACTGGATAAGTTTGTAGAAAATCTAAAAGAGGAATTTGATAAACCGAGCAAAGAAAAGTATACTCCCGAATACCGAAAAGCAAAATATCAGACAGAAAAAGCACGAAAAGCAATCAGAGAGTGCGACCCACAGGATTATGAGCGAAAAAAACAGCTAATTAAAAATTTGAAAGCAGTCCGCAGTGTTCAGCTTAAAACTCCATGCAAATCACAGACAGACAAAAAAATTCAATATATTCGTTATGCTGATGATTTTATTCTATCAGTAAATGGAAGTCGTGAAGAATGCATCGAAATAAAAAAGAAGCTGTCACAATACATCAGCGAGGTGCTTAAAATGCAGCTCAGTAATGAGAAAACGCTGATAACTCACAGCAGTAATCATGCAAGATTTTTAGGTTACGACATCAGTGTAAGAAGAAATGCCAAAATTAAAAGCAAAAATGGCGGAGTTTCATTGAGAACATTGAATAATAAGGTTGAACTTTTAATTCCATTAAAGGAAAAAATCAACCGTTTCATGTTCGATAAAGGTGTCATCTTTCAAAAAAAGGATGGCTCTCTGTTTCCTACTCATCGCAGCTATATGATACATATGTCAGACCTTGAAATCATATCAACATACAATTCAGAGCTGAGAGGAATCTGCAATTATTATAATTTAGCAAGTAATTACTGCCAATTGCGTTACTTTGCTTATCTAATGGAATATAGCTGTCTGAAAACACTGGCGGCAAAACATAATACCAAGATTTCAAAGATAATAGCAAAGTTTAAAGACGGGAAAGGCGGATGGGGAATCCCATACGAAACTAAAAGCGGTAAAAAACGCTGTTATTTTGCTAAATACTCTGATGGCAAAGACTCAAAAGATGGTACGGACAATATCTCAAACGCAGCCGTAATATATGGCTATTCAAGAAATACACTTGAAGAACGCTTAAAAGCAAAGGTTTGCGAACTGTGTGGGGACACAAATGCAGAATACTATGAAATTCATCACGTTCATAAAGTGAAAGACCTGAAAGGTAAAAACGATTGGGAACGTGCAATGATAGCCAAAAGGCGAAAAACATTGGTGTTATGTAGGAATTGCCACCATAAAGTTCATAATCAATGAGTTGATTTTATTTTATATAACAATGGAGAGCCGTGTACTCCGAGAGGGGTAAGCACGGTTCGGTGAGGGGTCTGTATAAACCTACTATGGAAACATAGCAAGGCGATACTTTCCTACTCTACGATGTCACCCCTGCTATGTTTCGCTCGGAACTGCAAAAACACAGCGGTGATGTGACCGTCTTTATCAACTCGCCGGGCGGCGATGTATTTGCTGCCAGTCAGATCTATACCATGCTCCGAAATCATTCGGGAAAGGTTACCGTCAAGATCGATGGCATTGCTGCTTCAGCGGCATCTGTGGTGGCGATGGCTGGAGAAGAAACATTGATCTCACCGACCGGAATGCTGATGTGCCACAATCCGATGACCTGTGCCATGGGCAACAAGGCAGATATGGAAAAGGCTATCATCTTGCTCGATGAAGTCAAAGAAAGTATCATCAACGCCTACGAAACCAAATCTCATCTCAGCAGAAACAAGATTGCGAAGCTGATGTCCGATGAAACATGGCTCAATGCAAAAAAGGCTCATGAAATGGGTTTTGTGGACGGGATTCTCTTTGCAGAGAAGAAAATGCCTGTTGTTCCTAAAGAGGAAGAACCGGATGAAGAAGAAAAAGAAGATACACTGACTGCAATGACCTATTCCAAATCGAAGAATCTATCTGCATTCTTATCCAAAGTATCTGCATCAGCAGAATCCGTTACAGGCACACCGATTGACCAGCTTGAAAAAAGACTGGCACTTTTGAAATATTGATTGGAGGAATTGATTATGGCTATGACAATTCAGGAACTGAGAGAAAAGAGAAAGAAGGCTTGGGACACTGCCCGTGATTTTCTTGATAGCAAGCGAAATGCAAACGGCGTTCTCAGCGAGGAAGATTCCAAAACCTACGATGCAATGGAACAGACCATTGTCGATCTTGGCAAGGAAATTCAGCGCCTGGAACGACAGGCTGAGATTGAGGCAGAAATGAATAAGGCAACTTCCACTCCTGTTCTCGGCAAGCCTGCCACACCAGACGTAACAGAAAAGACAGGCACGGCAAGTGATACTTACAAGAAAGCATTCTGGAACAGCGTCAGAAACCGCAATTGGATCGATGTCCACGATGATTTGCACATTGGCACAGATGCAGAGGGCGGCTATCTTGTTCCGGATGAGTTTGAACGAAAACTGGTGGAAGCGTTGGAGGAAGAGAGCATTTTCCGCCAGATGGCAACCGTTATCAAAACTTCCAACGGCGACCGCAAGATTCCGATTGTGACTTCCAAGGGCGAGGCTGTCTGGATGGACGAAGAACAGCAGTATTCTCTTTCTGATGATACATTCGGACAGGCATCGCTTTCCGCATACAAGCTGGGAACAGCAATTAAAATTTCTGAAGAACTCCTTAACGATTCTGTATTTGATTTGCCGTCCTACATTGCAAAGGAATTTGCAAGAAGAATCGGTGCAAAGGAAGAAGAGGCGTTTTTCGTTGGTGACGGCAAGGGAAAACCGACAGGTATTTTCAATGCCACAGGTGGTGCGGAAGACGGCACTTCCACCACAGGTGCAAGTATTACATTTGATGATGTGATGGAACTTTTCTACTCCCTCAGAAGTCCGTACCGCAAGAAAGCGGTGTGGGTGCTCAATGATTCCACAGTGAAGGCACTTCGCAAGCTGAAGGACAACACAGGAAACTATATCTGGAGTCCGTCTGTGCAGGCTGGTGTTCCGGACACAATTCTCAATCGCCCTTACAAGACATCCAGCTATGTGCCGGAAATCAAAGCAGGCAATAAGTGCATGGCATTCGGTGACTTTAGTTATTACTGGGTGGCTGACAGACAGGGACGCTCTTTCAAGAGACTGAATGAACTCTTTGCTATGACTGGTCAGGTTGGTTTCCTTGCAAGTCAGCGTTTGGACGGCAAGTTGATTCTCCCGGAAGCTATCAAGACACTTACCATCAAGAAAGCGTGATGCTATGATTACGCTGAAAGAGGCGAAAAACTATCTGAGAGTAGATTATGAGGAGGACGATAGTCTGATTCAAAATCTGCTTTCTACAGCAAAAAATCTGGTAATGGACGTTGGCAGAATGGACGAATCCGCACTTGCTGAAAATGAAGATACCGTGCGGACTGCGATGCTTTTCGCACTTGGGTATCTTTATGAAAACAGAAGTAATCCTGATTATCATAAACTTACACTGAATCTTCGTTCAATTCTGTTTGCACAGCGAGAGGGCGTGATGTAATGGAAATCGGGACTCTGAATCAGAGAATCACCATTTTGGAACACAGAACAGTTGTGGACGAGATCGGCAACCATATTACAAAATGGGAAGAAACCTTTTCTTTGTGGGCAAAGGTAATTGTAAAAACAGCAAGTGAAACCACGGATGCAGGAGTTACCAAAGAGGTACAGAAACTTGAATTTCTCGTTCGTCAAAGTCCTGCATCGCTGAATATCAACAGCACCAATTTCCGTATTCTTTTCAGGAATAACATTTACAATGTCACCGGAATTACTCCTTTATACGACCACAACAACTACATGAAAATCGAGGGTGAAATACGAAAGGCAGGTGCTTCCGATGACTTCAATTGATGCAATGGCTGATGAAATTATGAAGGGTCTGACAGAATATGCAGACCTTGCAGATACGTCAATGAAAAAGGCGGTCAGAAAAACTGCAAAATCTGTAAAAGATGAAATATCTGCCAATGCTCCAAAGCGAACAGGAGCGTATGCTAAGAGCTGGACTGCCAAAAAGACAAAGGAAAACAGCCATTCTCTTGAAATGACTGTGCATTCTAAAAACAGGTATCAGCTGGCACATTTGCTGGAAAAGGGGCATGCCAAGCGTGGCGGAGGTCGGGTATCCGGCAAACCGCACATTGCTCCTGCGGAAGAAAACGGTGTACAGTTGCTGGAGCATT